ATGTTGAGCGGCCTCTCTGACGCCATCAAGGATCTGCGCAACGACGACCGCGAGCTGCGCGACAAAATGGACAGCTTTGTGCGCGTCGACGTGCTCGAAGCCTGGCGGCGCGAACAGCGCGAAATCTCCACTCGCATCTTTGACAAACTTGAAGCCATCCAGCGCGAGCTGGGCGGCAAAGTCGACCGCAAGGATTGCGACGCCTGCCGGGGTGGCAATTGATCGCCGCCGGCAAACTCGATCAGCGCGTCACGCTGCAGAGCAAATCCGTCACCCGCGCCAGCAATGGCGAAGAGGTGGTGAGCTGGGTTGATGTCGCTACCCTCTGGGCGCAAGTGCAGCAGCTGCGCGGCAAAGAGTTTTTCGCCGGTGCCCAGATGCAGGACGAAGTCGACGTGCGCGTGCGCCTGCGCCACCGCAGCGGCATCACCCGCGACATGCGCCTGCTGTGGGGTGCCGTCGCCCTCGATATCGTCACCGTCATCACCCTCGGCCGCAAGGAAGCGCTTGAGCTGATGTGCGTCAGCGGCGTCAGGAATGGTGCCTGATCATGGCTGACGGCCTCAGCATCAAGCTCGAAGGCATTGACGAGCTCAAGCGTGCCATGGCCGAAGCCAGCGCCAGCATCCGCACCAAAGCTGTCCGTGGTGCCCTGCGTGAGGCCGGAAAGGTCATCCAGTCTGCCGCCCGCGCCTCGGCCCCGGTGCTGGCGGCACCCACCAAGCGCCGCAATGTCGGCACGGTGCGCCGCAATGTCGTCGTGCGTGCCAGCAAATACGCCCGCAAGGCGGGTGACGAAGGTGTTTATGTGAATGTGCGGCCTATTGGCAACAGCAAGGCGCGCGTCAAAAAGCTGGGCCGCGCCGGGGCCAATAACCCGAACGACCCGTTTTACTGGCGTTTCCTTGAGCTTGGCACCAAGAAGATGGCCGCGCGGCCATTCCTGCGGTCTGCCGCACAAAGCAAGGGGCAGGAGGCCATCAGCAAATTCATGGATTCCGTTATCCCGCAGATCAACAAGCTCAACGCACGGGCCAAAAGCAAATGACCGTCGAATCTGATTTCTACAGCCTGCTGAGTGGCAATGCCGGCATCACGGCACAGGTCGGCACGCGCATCTATCCCGATCTGCTGCCCGAAGAATGCACCTATCCCGCCATCGTGTTTTCGCGCTCAGGCACCGACCCGATCACCGGCTTAAGTGGTCAGGTATTTGGCAGTGACGTGAGCCTGTCCGTCGGCTGCTGGGCCAAAACCCGTACGGCGGCTGATGTGGTCGCCATTGCACTCGCCAGCGCCTTGCCCGGTACCGCTTTCATCAGCACCGGCCGCGAAGCCGTGGTGGACCCCGAATCCGGCCTGTTTGCCGCCATTGTCAGCATCACCACGTTCAGCACCACCTAAGCCGTCATTCCGGCGCAGGCCGGAATCCAGCGTTTTCCAGCCCCGGATTTACCGGGAACACCAACAGCCCACCTTCCGGTGGGCTTTTTTTTGAAAGGTACTATCCATGGCTTCCGCACGCAAATGGTCCAACATGCAGATTGCAATGCAATCTGCCCTCGGTGCTGACCTCACCATCACCGCCATCACCAAAGCCTCTACCGGCGTCGCCAGCTCCACGGCACACGGTCTTGCCAACGGCGATTATGTATTCCTCACCGTCAATGGCATGTGGCAGCTCAACGACCGCGCCGTTCGTGTCGCCAACGTCACCGCCAACACCTTTGAGCTGGAAGGCGTTGATACCACCGCCTTTGATACCTTCACCAGCGGCACCGCCAGCGAAATCACCTTCGGCACCAGCATTGCCACGGCCACGTCGGTCAATTCCAGCGGTGGCGGGTTCGATTTCATCGACACCACCACCATCCATGGCAACAGCAAAACGCAGATCCCCGGTCTGCCCGCAGCCGCCACCTTCAGCTTCGACAACGTCTGGGACGTCGCCGATGCCGGCCTGCTGGCCATGAAAACCGCCAGCGACTCGCAAGCCAAGCGCGCCTTCAAATTCACCTTCGGTACCGGCGGCCAGATCATGGTGTTTGCCGGTTATGTGGGTGCCAGCCTGTTGCCGGCCGGTAGCGCGCAGCAGATGGTGACGACGCAAACCACCATCACCATGAACGGCACGCCGACCTACTACGCCTCCTGATCATGGCGCTGATCGACAAGATCCGCAAAGCGCGCGAAAGCGCGGTCAAGGTGGGTGGTTACACCTTTACCGTGCGCCGCCCCACCGACGTGGATATGCTCGAGCTGCGGGGGCAGGGCAGTGTCGCGCGCCTGTTTCCGTACATCATCGGCTGGGATGGGGTCAAGGAACTCGACCTCATCCCAGGTGGCGATCCGCACCCGCTGGCCTTCGACGCAGAAGTTTGCGCCGAATGGCTGGCGGATCGGCCCGATCTGCTCGGCCCGCTGGTCGATGAAATCATCGGCAGCTACCGCAAGCACGCTGAAGCGCTGGAGCAAGCCACAAAAAACTGACCGCCTGGCTGGAGAGCACAACACTGCCTCTCCCGCCGGGCGCGCCACCGCTTCACGCACAAACCGCACTCAAGGCATGGAACCTGATGGGCGGGCTGGAATGGTCAGCCCTGCCCACCATTGCCGAGCTGCTGGGCATTACCGACATCGATGCACTGGTCGTGCAGCTGGTCGCCATCCGCGACTGGCAGCGCACCAACCCACCGGAGACTGACTGATGGCACTCGCCACACTGACCATCGATATCAACGCCCGCCTGGCGAATATCGAAGCCGATCTCGGCCGCGTCTCGCATCTGGCCGAGAAAAGCGCCAAGCGCATGGAGGCTTCTTTCGGCGCAACTGAAAAAGCCTTCAAGGGCATGATCGGTGCCTTTGGCGTGCGCGAGCTCGTCATGCTCGGTAAGGGCATCATCGATCTGGGCGACGAGATGAACGATCTCTCGCAAAAGGTCGGCATCAGCGTCAAGGATCTGGCCGGCTGGAGTCTCGCTGCCGAGCAATCCGGCGTCAATCTGGACACCGTGGCCAAGGGCATCAAGGGCATGTCCAGCTACATGAAAGAAAACGGCGAAGCCCTGCGCAAGGCCGGCGTCGATTCAAAAGACGCCTCCACCGCCATGATGCAGTTTGCCGATGTCGTGGCCGAAATGCCGGACGGTCTGGCCAAGACCGCCCTGGTGGTCGACGTGCTCGGCAAGTCGGGCATGGAGCTGATTCCGACCCTCAATCTTGGCAGCAAAGGGCTGCAGGAAGCGCAAGAAAAAGCCAAGCTCTACGGCGAGCGCCTGGCCCAGCTCGCCCCGCAGGCCGATGCCTTCAATGATGGCATTGCCGAAATGGGCTTTCAGGCCCGCTCGGCCGGCGTCAATCTCGGCAATTACCTGCTCGGCCCGCTGGCCTCCACGGTCGACTTCGCCACCAAGGCCGGCATGGGCGTCTATCAACTCGGCAGCTCGCTGGCGGTGATGGCCAAAGATGTCGAGACAGCGGTCGCCGTCACCTCTGCCGCCCTCGCTGGTGGCTTTACCGACGAAGGGCAGGCCTACATCAAAGGCAAGCTCGCCGAGCGCTCGCGCTTTGTTGAAGCTGCCAATGAAGATATGGTCAAGCGCATGAGCGAATTTAATTCGCTGCGTGATCGTGTCGATACGGCCATGAACGTCGACACCACGCCGCGCACCGGCACCGGTCGTGGCCTTGGCGACAAGAAGGAAAAAGTAAAGAAGTCCGGAAGCCCCGGCAAAGACCCGGAGGTCGCCGCGCTCGATGCGCTGCGCCTGCAGCTTATCGGCGTCACCGAGACGTATTCCGAATTCGACAAGATCGTCGAAAAGGTCACCACCGGAAGCTGGAAAAACTTTACCGAGCAAACCAAGCTCAGCGCCCTCGCGCTGGCGGGTGAAATTGACGAAACCAAGGCGCTGCGTCAGGCCATGGAAGCCATTGACAAAGCCCGCAGCGGCTTTGCTGAAGGCACCACCAATCAGCTCAACAACATTCAAGACCAGATCGATGCCGTCGGCGTCAGCCCGGACAAGCTGGAGCGCCTGCGCGCCCTGGCCGAGATCAACAAGGATCTGGCCAAATCGATCAAGGATATCCGCGATGCCTCTGCCAAAACCGGCACCAGCGGCAGCGCCGAAGAGCTGGCCGGCATTGCGGATCTGACGCGTCAGGCCGAAGCCGCCAGCCAAGCCGTCACCCAGCGCCTCGCCGAAAAGTCCGCCGCCATCGATGCCTACAACGCCAACGCACTAAATGGCTCGGCCCGCGCCCTGGAAGAGTACCAAAAGCAGATCAACAACGTCGCCGCCAGCACCGAGCAGATGATGAACCGCGCCTTCAAGGGCATGGAAGATGCCCTGGTCAATTTCGTCAAGACCGGCAAGCTGGATTTCGCCTCGCTGGCC